TGGTTGGTAGGTTCTTTCAAACCGCTCCATGAAAAGCCTGTGGCTTTAGGAGCATCTTCATAAACACCCTGGAAGTTTGAAGAACTCAAACTTATTGAGGAATATTTATGAGATTTCAGACCGTACCAGTTAAGATACTTCTCGTTCAGCATCCAAAGTGTTTGGGAAGTACATTTTTCATCCCTTACAAATGGAACTCCTCTGAAGAATAAAGCATCAAAACCAATCTCTCCCTGCAACGCCCCTCGGCTCTCTGCGACTCCACTTCGGGTTGCCTGAGCATAACCTTTGGCATCATAATTTGCCTGTACGGTTGGCTGAAGTAACGCCTCATAGATTGTCCAGATTGCTTCTGTTGCAACGATCAAACTTGGTCTTTCTCCACCTCTGGCACAGTTATCATACAATGCTCCCATAAGAGCTGGTGTAAGAGTACCTCCTGATGCAGTTCGGGTTGCATTTAACATAGAATAAGTTGATCTTGCTAATCCACCGTAGGTTGCTACCGAAGTAGCATCATCCACGATAGCATCAAGACCCAAAAAATCCTTATTACTATTGCCTGTACCGTCTGCGTACATCAGAGTGCCAATAGAATCAATCATATCCATCTGGGCTGATTCCATTTCTACCTTCACCAAATTCAAGACTCCTGCCGGAGTGGCATTTACATCCACTTCCATTCCCGGAAGAACTACCGACTGGTAGTAACCTCTGGGATCAAAAGACAGAACTTGTCTTGTATTGATTTTGGTTGTTGAAAAAGTATCTAATCCTGAAAATGAACCTCCAGCCGTAGATTTTTGGTACTTAAAAGGAAACTTTAGAGTTTCTCCATTCCAAGACTTTCCATTTCCTAGAATCCTAAGAGTTAGAACATTGGAATTAAGTATATTATCAACGATTTTTGGGACAATTTCGTCTTGTGTAACCGATTGAACATAACTATCAAATGTCATTTTGACTCACCCCCTTTAAAATATTTAAATTCTTAATAATATTAACTAATTCTTCCAGCAGCATCGCTAACTATATCTTCCAAACTTCTCTTATGCAGAGATTGGTATGGTGTAGATTGTTTCGCACCGCCTTCGGTCTTAGCCGATGAACCTATCGGAGCTGCTTTCTTTCTCAAAGCGTGTTTTTCTCCTGTTTTTTCTGCTGTGTCAATTTTCTTCATAAGTTCGTAACCTACTGCAATATCCCCGATCTTATGAGCGTAGCAAAATTGCAAGAGCTTCTGCTCGTCAAATTCTCCAACTTGATCTTTAAGTTGAACTAGAGCATTGGACAATGCTTGATCTTCTGCCGTTATCCGGCCCTGTTCAGCTTGTTGAGCCTGTTGAAGCTGAGAAAAAACCTCCTCCTTTGCCTTTTGGATAACCTCCGGCCAAGTCTTAGGCTCCCATTCCTTACTTTCAGGTCTGTTTTGCCCTACTTGAGTCCTCAGGTTAGCCAACTCTCTTTCAAGGTTCTCCACCCTGCTTGCTTTTTCGTAAACTTCCTTCCATCTAGGGTGCTGATGAAACGGAATATTCTGGTCTTGAGCTTGACCCTCTTGACCTTCAGGCTTATTTTCTACTGGTGGAGTAGCTTGAGCTTCCCCCTCAATTTCGGTATCACCGACTGCACCAAAAACATTAGTATCTTCAGGCATATAGCCTCCTTCTACGCTCTTTTAGCGTTGGTAGCGACAACGAAAGGGATGTTAATAGCCTTTGGAGAGATATTAAAACGAAGGTTAAAAGGAAATCAAGTCAACTCGATAATGACTAACGGTAGTCTATAGGTTTTTTATACTTGGAGAGTTTGCGTTTAATAGCAGGAAGTTTCCCCTGATTGGGATATTCTTTACTCCAACGTTTGGCTATTTCCGGTTTCTTGGCCCATAGGAATCTCCTCTGCGCTTGGCTCTGGAACGTCATTTTGACCTCCTCCCTGCTGTAATTGACTCTTTTCTACTTCAGTATGTACCTGATGTAAAGCCTGAACTTGAGCATCTAAAGAATCAAATTGAGGGGAGTTTATAAAACCTTCATGGACTGCAATATGAGTCTGATCTGCTTTTGGATATGGAGGCACATTCTCTCCAGAGTTAATTCTTTGAATTTCCTCTTGAGCAACCTGTTGCGGGTCTTGGAATTGGGACTGAATATCAAAATGTTGCTTTAACAGTTCTTCCTGAACCTGTGGAGGCAGAGTCTCCATTTTCACGATCATGGTATAGTTATGTCTCTCCTGTTCAGTTTTTTTAGCTTGTTCTCCTTTTTGTGCCATTTCTTCTGCAATTTGTTTTTCAAGATCAGGAAATAACTTTAAAGGTTCAGTTTTCCATAAGAATAATCTTTTTGCCGATTCAACCGGATTAGGCCATTCAAGTTTTTCAAAGAGGGTAATCGGATCAACCTGTCCTAGTTGAGCAAGTTCAATTACCTCTTCCCTTTGTGAAACTTTATCAACCGGAAGAGTAGAACCTTCTTTAACCGAAATTTCAATCCCATCTTCAATATGATCCCTTGAATATTGAATTACTTGTGTCGCTCCGTCTTTTCCTAAAATCCTTGCATAATGCTCTTGGGTATAATAAACCTTAATCATGTGCATCCAAGCCTTATACAATTCATCTGCAACCTGTTCCAAACCTCTGACAATTAAGTCAATTCTGCCAAAATCAGCTTGTTTTAGAATCTGCCTGCCTCCTAAAGTTTCCCTTCCCTGACGCTCTCCACGAGTAGTTGAATGAGTACCTAAGACATTATCAACGGCTGCCCTAAGCTGAATAAGAGAATCAGGAATAAAATTAGGCATTTGCTTAGCCGGAAGTCTGGCTAATCCCTCATTAGGATTACCATGTTCTACCCAAAGTTTATCTCCAGGGTCGCCTGTATATTTTCCTAATTCTTCTTTAGTAATAAAATCTCCAGAACCAACAATTACTCCGTTATCTGAAGCATTATCATCAATCTGTCTTTGTCTTTTATTTATTCCATCCTGAAGAGGCATACCCTGTTCTACCAAACTTACATCATCCCAAAGTGTTTTACCCAAATTGAAACAGTTATAGAAAATATACGGTTTCTTGGGTTTCTCAAAGAAATTATAAAAATATAGTTCTGTTTCAATCTCTTCCCCATTCTCATCTATTACAGGTTTCTCAATTCCACGATAGTCAAAATTAGGGTTTTTAAGTTTCTTGAAAATCGTACTCTTATACTTCCAGCAAACATATTCATCTGTCCAAAACTCAATATATTTGATTTTAGTAGCCAACATTTTGTTATCAATAGTAGTAGGATCGTAACTGCCATCTTCATTCTTCTGAGCTTTAAGATTAAATATCTTAACAATCTCATCAACCTTTTCAGGGAATTTCTCCAAAATATCGGAGATAGATTCATCAAGATATTCAGCCACAAAATCTCCGTATTTATCAACTATAATATTCTGAGGTCTGACCCACTCAGTTTTTATCTCGTCAACTTCGGGGTCATACTTATACTTCAAAACCCCAAGACGGTACAAAAGCAGATGTCTGGTAATCATCTGAAACTTACCCTTAACCTTTTCCTCATCAAACATAGCAAGAAGAACCTTTTGAATCTGTTGGGCCAATTCTGCCGATTCAGGAGTAGCTTGGGCTGACTGCACTACAGGCTCAGGAGGCTTAGAAGTAATAATAGGTATAATAGTTTCAACTGACTGGAAAATAACATTCTCTATAATTCTTGATTGAAAATCCCTTAATTTCTTCCTGTCAATCTGTTTTCCCAACCAATAATTCTCATTCTCGCTTCTTATCCTATCAAGATTGTCATAATCTTTTTTTGCAAATTCAATTTTTTTATCTATTAAAGCCGATAATTCCTTCTCATCAATATCCAAACTCAATTCATCCATAACTTCACCCTGAAGTTCGGTAGTCTCTTTATCTGATAGTGAAAGTTTTTTTACAACGTCTGCCATATATTTTTAGCAATATACTCCAACTCTTGCAGATACTGCTGTACTAGATGCAACTCCAGGGGTATATCTAACAATAACTACTCCATCTCCACCATCCCCACCTTTAGTAGTACTATCTGTTCTACCTCCCCCTCCGCCACCTAAATTATCAGTACCATTTACAGGTGATGTACCTCCTGCTCCTCCTCCTCCTTGACCACCAGACCCCTCTATTGCATTATAACCTCCTGCTCCCCCTCCCCCTCCATAGTAAACAGCCGAACCAGTAATTGAATTGGAGATTCCATCTCCGCCATTACCAGGATCAGTTGTATCAACTGGTTTATGTCCTGCAGCACCCGCTCCTCCTCCACCCGCTCCAGGATAATTACCACCATAATTTGTAACAAATGGCCCTAAATTGCCATATCCTGTTGCCCCTCCAGTATCACCTTGAGTTGCTGATCCGTCTGTATCACTATTATTACATCCTCCTCCACCAGATCCCCCCGACAAACCATTTTTACCTGTGTTACCATTAAGTCCATATCCTCCACCTGCACCACCACCATTGGAAGTAATAGTATCAAAAACTGAATCAGCCCCACTTACTCTTACACTATTTGACGCAGCTGCTCCAGCTCCTACTGTTACTGTATATCCTTGTGCTGTAACTGTGTGAGAAGCATCATAAGATACACCTCCTCCGCCTCCACCGCCTGCATTACACAAATTACATCCACCAGCTCCGCCTCCTGCTACAACTAAGACTTCTACATTTCCGCTTCCCGAGGTTACAGTAAAAGTTCCGCTTGAAGTAAATGTATGTACCTTATCACCGCTTACATCTGTAATGGTCCCGCCTGTTGCAGATACTATTCCCATAATATATTCCCCTTTGTATAATTTTCACCATTAACTTTACTTATTTCTTCTTCTTTTGGCAAATCAACTTTTAAGCTATCCCATTTAGAACTTTTCTTATCCCCTACCCTCAAACCCCTTTCATAACGGTCTATAAATACCAATGCTTCCTCCAAAACCTTGAAGGGGGATTCTCCTTCTACCCAAACCTCTTGGGAATCCCTACCGTAAGCCTTACCAATATAACAGGAAAAATACCACTTGCCTTTTTTCTCATCCGATTCAAGACAAATATTTTCAACCTTCTGGTCTTTAATCAAATGAATTAAATATTGTTCAATCATAGTTTGATTCCTAAAATAGCTGGTAGAAGGAATGAAGTGTATAAATATAGATAGCGAGGTGATGAATCCCAAAGTAATTGTTTCAAAGCAAAGCCTTTATCAGAGGCTATACTAGCAATTAACTTTTTGTCTGCCCAAACTTCCACCAGCCATTTCAAAGATCAAACATACCGCCAATCACGTTCCTCTTTAGCAAATATCGGTTTCCCAGGCATAGTATTGTTCGTAACTTCAAAAGAAGGTTCCCCATGAAACAATCTTGTCTTGTCCTTTAAAACCGCCCCATGCTGTTCAGAAAAGCGTTTTAGACCAATAAGAAAGTAATTTAGGCTATGACAAAAATGATCTGCCCCATTTGCTTCCCAAACAAACTTTGGAACCCCAATCGCATCCTCCACCACCATCTTATACATATTCTTCCAATGGGAGATAAATTCCCCCAGGGAATAAGGATTCATCTGGAACTTGATCCTGCCGTCAGAGAGATAATCTATAACCGTCTGGAGAGTCCTGTTTCTATCGGCCCAAACATATCCCCAATCCTTATCCTTACCCCACTTCACCTCTACAGCCTTATCTTTATCCCTGTGGTAATAACAGAGATAAACCTTATGGGGATACTTCTCCCTTAACTGGCGGGGTACCGTAAGATCAGGAAGAGCATCCATAATGGCTATGGCGTCATATTTGTTCCTAATATTCTCAATATCCTTCCAATCCTTAGTTGTTCCTACCTCAAATATTCCCTCCTTGTTCCCGACCACAAAATGCTTCTTAAGCCCCTGATCTACTCCCATAATACAATCAGTCTTTGAGTTGATCCTGTTTGATACATTCCTTAGAATCAGGGAAGCATCAATTACAATATCACTCCCGATATACGGTTTTCCCAGAACAAAGTTATAAAAATACGCCTTATCCTTATTCTCTTCTTCCTCAATTAATTGCTGGCAAGTTACCCACGGAGCCATCATCTGATTGATCCAGTATCCATGAACTTCCCTCTTTGGATACTTGGCAACCCATTGACCTCTCTCCCTATCGTCTCTTGTAATTCCCTTACCGCATTTTTCGCACATATAGAACTTTCCTCCCTGACGAACTCCTACGTTCTTCTCCCAATCCATGTACTGCCAATGCCCGCAAGAAGGTCTGATAAACCAATGGTACTGACAAGAGGTTGTAAACCTTGCCCCCACTCCTGCTGTAGGAGCTGAAGGATTAGAGAAGAACCACTCTCCCTGGAAGTTAGAGTACTTTAACCTTGAAGAATACGTCTCAACCGTTTCCTTATCGCTCCGGTCAACCTCATCGTAGGCATTAAGATCGCTCGTCAGCATAAGAGCTTCCTTGGAAGTAAAAGTTCCCCTGTAGAATATAAAACTCTTTCCCACCCTCTTTGTTTCTACCGCATCCTTATCCTTTATCCATGAAGCTATTCTCCGGTTATTCTGAATAATAGGGTTTACCTTTGATGAAACAAATATCCTCGCATCTTCAAATGTGGGTAAAGTATAGATTATATTCATATCCATAAACCTAGCCATCCAAAGAGTCTTAAATATATTCATTATTGAAACTCCTACCTGAGCGGATTTCATATACACCTGCTTGGGAGAAAGATCATTCCAAGGCTGAATAAGAAACCTGTGATCCTTAAATTGTATGGGAATACCTCTTTCACTGATTCCTTTATTCAGATAAATCCAGACTAGGGGAGATACAGTCTGAGCTTCAAATAATGCTTGCTGTAATTGTTCCTGTTTAAAACTTCTCAATTCTGGTTGTTCAGACAGTTTCATAGTTTAGAGCTTTGTAAAGCCTTTATTAACAGTTGTTAGAGACGGCCCTTTGTTTAGTCTGCAGTTTGAGAGACGGCCCTTTGTTTATCCAGGAGTTTGAGATGGGATACATGATTTATACATCCCCTCCCCCTGGGGTGCATACCCCCACCAAAAAACTCATGGCTGGCTCATGGCTATATATACAATATGTATCATGACCTCAACCCTCTATGTTATGGGCTTAGTCATTAGAGTCCTAGCCTCTTATAGCCTCAGATATATGTCGTACAATAAATAATGTGCGACTATCCTAGCCTCAGATTAACAATGGTATCAGGAGATAAAGTATCCTCTTTTATGAGATTCTGTTGATCGGACAAATAGCTATCCTCAAACTATAGATTCCGCACTTCAAACTCCAGCTTCCTCACTTCTCCTATCCTCAAACTCCTCTATTACTTGCCCCTCTTCCCTCTTCCTTCTCCTAATACCTCAACTATCTCCTATCTCCTATCTCCTATAGACTATTTACCTATTAATAGTATATATATACTTATATATATTTACTCTTTACTTAATATATTACTTATAGATTTACTAATAGTATTTAATATATCCTTGTTATAAGTTATTTGTATAGGTTTATCGTCATCGCCTTCTAGAGTTACCCGTTGAGAATAGCGGGGATCACGGGATTTCAGGTAGAATATCTCAGGGACAGGGGAATTAGTTGTCAGAGCCTTCTGAATCAAGCTATTTTCCATGATTTCGTTGACCTTCTGTTGATACATATCAAACCTAGCTTTAAATTTAGGGTCTTTTAACCAGTTCTGGTAAGTTCCATATTTTATGTGGAGCTGTTCACATGATTTGAGTATCAGACCATTGTTGTTATAAAACAACTGGAGAAAGTCAGCCTGTCTCATGTGTATCGGTATATCTGTATTTACTTTTACCGTTTGAGGTTCAAGCACCTGTATAGTTTTATTGCTGTCAGCTGTTTGGGTTTTTCTGGTCTTTAGGATCGCCATATATTTTATAAAACTCTTCGTTACGCCTTCCATGTTTATCTATAGGCTGTAATAACTCCTTATGATATTTTTCCCTTTGATGGTCTTTGACCATCTTGTATTTAATATTGTAAGCGTCTACTTTAAACGGTTTAATGTTATACCAGTGTAATTCTCCGCAATCCCGGCATATACCCAGCCTCTGATTATACTTCCTGTCAATTGCCCGGCAAATCATACCTTCCTGTAATCCTCTGTTATCTCCTGCCTTCTCTTCTCCATATACTTCTTGGCTTTTTCCCATTCTTCCTTTTCTTCTTCTTCAGGCGTGGGAGAATGTAAAACGGTCCCCCGGGGTAATTTGACTTTGTTTGTGAGGTCATGTAATGCCCTGGAAAGGCGTTTTTTCCCTAAAGACGATACATTAGTCATCTCATCTTTAAAGGTAGATAAAATAATAAAAGAAATAATAAAAGAGGAAAGACTGGCAAAAAAAGAGGATAAAAATATAATGATTGCCTCCATATAGTTTTTATAATATCTCTTTGAAAATTGTTTGTCAAATATTGTACGACTATGTTTAGCCGTGTTTATTTATTTGATGTACTCTTTGTCTGCTAATCCCCAATCTTCTCCCAATTTCTGAAAAACTTAATCCCATTCTTACCATTTCTATTATTTCCGGGTGTTTTTTCACTAATCCGTGTCTTTTTGCATGACATTTAAAACATAAAGTTTCAAGATTATTTAAATTATTATTCATATTCAATTGTCCATTTTTTCTGCTTCCGTCTTTATGATGTACGATTAAATCATTAAAATTATCATTCTTACAATTTATACATTTAAAGTTATCTTTTTGTAATGCTTCAAAAACCCAGTAATAATATTTCAAATTTACATTATTTATTTTCATACATCTATAGTACATTACCTATTGACATTTGTCAATATTGGTATATTATAATATATTTAATACCTATTGACATTATATTTATAATAGTCTAACATAGTTAGAGATATGAGAGGAGGTGATATATTTATGATAAACCCATTAGCAACAACCACAAGCCAATTAGCAACGATTGAAACCGGAGCATTACTACAGTTTTCCGGCACAATTGCAGTTGGTTTTTTTGTGGTGGGTTTGATTACCGTTATAATTTTAACGGTTGTCGGATTAGCAATAATTATAAAAAGATCAATAAGAAAATAACCAGACTTGCGGATATTGGTTGATTTGCAGGCTGGTTTGAGTTCGCAAGTCCTCAAGCCAGCCAACCTAAAATATTATGAAAACACTTAAACTCAAATGTAATAAATGTGGAAGGCTGGAAAATTATTCAGCTAAGGATTTGGAAGTTTCCCAAACACCGGACGATCTGGAAGTAAACCTAAGTTGTAAGAAATGCGGTTTACCGGAGGTCGGGGGTCAAAAAGAATTAGAACAGCTTTTAGAAGATTACCCGCAATACGAACCCGATCCAGATTTAGAATATGACCGGACAGTGGAAAATGATTTGATAGAGAAGGAGTTGAAAAAGTGAAACGCTATCAAGTCCGGGCAGTCATAAAAGCCTCTCTTAGTGCGGAAACTGAAAAGGAAGCAATCAGTATTTACGCTAAAGCTATTAAGCAACTAGGAGAGGCTACACCTAATTTTAATTGGGACATTAGTAAAAGTAAAATCAAAACATTACCATTTTAAAAGGAGAATATTATGAGTAAAACATTAGAGAAAATTATAAAAATTGCAGAATCTAAAGGAAGGATTCAAGCATATGGAAATATTATCAATATTCTTACCCTGATTGACATAACAAATCCAATTATGACCAATACCATTGAAACTATCCTGGATGAGGTTAAAATTTTGATGGAAAAGGAGATAAATGAACGCTAAAAAAGAGATTCCCCAAAGGAGAAACGGTTTTTACTATATTGATAATCAGAAGTATGTATCAGTTACTACAGTCTTACAATGCTTAAATAAACCCGGATTACCTGCATGGGCGGGAAGGCAGGCAGCAAAAATCGCTCTTGACGATCCTACGCTGTCGGTAGATCAGGTCGTTTCCAAAGTTTATGAGGTTAGAGATACCGCCGGAAATAAAGGCTCAACAATCCATTCATGGATAGAAGCCAAACAAAATGGGGCGGAGTTAGATTTTAAGAACCTCCCGGAAGAAATACAAGGATACGGGAAAGCTTTTGACGGATTTATGAAGTCATCGGGAGCGGTAGTGAGAAAATCAGAAATGACTGTATTCTCAATGGATTACAACTATGCCGGAACACTTGATGCTGTCGTAGAACTACCGAGTAAAGAGTTATGGATTATAGATTTTAAGTCAAGCAAGTCGGTTTATGACGAATATGGTATTCAATTATCTGCCTACGCCCACGCTTATCAGGAGATGGGAAATAAGTACAATAAACAAGCGGTGGTGCATTTAAAACCCAACGGCACATTTACCCTGATTGAGTTTAACGAACCTTTTACAGTCTTTCTGGCGGCTATGGAGATATGGAAGTGGGTTAATTTGAGAAATGAGTTGAAGAGAGGGGGTGAAAAACAAAATGCCAAATGATTGGGAAGAAGTACAAGCATCACAAAACCCTGCATGGGATTACAAGAAAAACAAGGAAATACAGGGAATCTATAAAGGTATGCAAACCAATGTCGGCCCGAATAATTCCAATATGTATGATCTTGAAACTAAAAATGGAGTGATTGGAGTGTGGGGAAATGCGGTTTTGAATACCAGAATGATGAATATCCAACCAGGAGAAGAGGTTAAAATAGTCTATGGCGGGCTTTTGAAGTCTGAGAAAAGCGGAAGATCGTACCATAGCTTCAATGTATTTTATAGAAAAAAAGGTTAATAGCTTTTAACCCCTGACCACAGTTTAACAGCTTTGGTCAGGAGTAAGAGGCTATGAAAACAATACATACAACAATTACTAATAATAGGTTTTTTCCTTATTTATATCTAAAATTCTTAAAAAAGGATAAATTTTCTCATTATTTTTATGAACCTCAACTTATTATAAGAACCAATAATTATAAACGAC